TAAATCTGTAAAAGATGTCCAAGAGGTTAATGTTTCTAAATCTGAATCGTTTAATGCTGAGTCGAAGTATTGTAGTTGTTTAGTTGAACCGTATATTATTTCGCCACCAACTTTAAAATCTAATGTATTTAATTCCCCATTATTAAAAGAAAAATTCCCATTGTCAGAATCTATTTTAAACCCATCTATCCAAAAACTGGTATTTGTAGAACTATAAGTAAGTGATATTTTATGAAATGAATCATAATTTTTTACATTTGATAACGTTATTGAAGTAATCCCACCATTAGCACCAGTAATAAATCCTCTAATAAGACCATCACTGTGTAATACTATCTGCATACGATTAGAATTAGTACCATCTCCTAAATAAACAGAGCCAGAAGCACCAGTATTTGCTATTGATTTTATCTCCGCCATCAAAACACCCTCTGAATCATTAAACGTAGAAGCATTTCCAGCACCAGTAGCAGTTTCAGGTATACGAGTTACACCAGCAGCAGTTCCGTAGTTGGGAATATAAGAGGTTGGAAAAGAACCGATTTCTAATTGTGCGCCGTGTAAATATAATGTTGAAACATTATTACTACTTCCAGATAAAATTCTAATAGTTCCACTTCCAGAAGTATTAGTAACTGCATAAACTGAACACCTCATCCATCCGTTTGGATATTCTTCTATTTTACTTGATAAAATACCAACTAAAGTTTCTGTTGTTTTATTTGTCAAATCAAATCTAACTGACCTTGTATCAGTAAACGCAGTTCCACTTAAAGCTAAATCTATTTTATCAGATGTTCCTTTTTTAGCAAATACAGAAAAAGAATAGCCAGATACTATAAAAGAAGATGTTGTTTGAATAAAATCAAAAGTAGCACTACTTGTAGTGTATAAATCAGCATTTAAAGTTCCATCTGGAGAAATTGCATTGTTTGGATTTATTGTTGATGCTTGTTTAATCCAATAACCTTGACTAAAATCTTCCGAATATTGTATCTTTTGCAATCTCTGTGGCTCTAATAAATGACTTGGACAACCATTTACAATACCATCAATTAAAGGATAGTTTAATCTTGATTTACCAACTGCAACTGTTTCAATTAGTCCATCTTTATTTATTCTTGTAGCTTTTGTACTTCTTGAAAAAGTGAAATCTCCTACACCATCTGCTGGTAATACTGAATACAACTTGCTTCCTTGCGTTGCTGGTATTAGTGCTAATTTTGGTTTTGCCATTATATATTAATTTTTAAATATTCATTCATTATACATTCTCTACTTTCAAGAATACCACTATCTGCTATAACTCTATCAGAGAAATCCATTGCAAAACTAACTGCCTTGAATATATTTTGAGTATTTATTTCGTCTTGTGTTTTATCAACCTTTAAATCTAAAGCTGATTGTGTAGCTATTGAGATAGGTTTGTTTAAATCACTTGTGTTATCTACGTTTGGTAAATCTATTGTAACGTGGTTAATATCAGAAACCTTTGCATTGTTTGTGGTTATATCACTCGCTTGTTGAGTAGTAATACCAACCTTACTATTGTTGGTAACAATATCACTTGCTTGTTGAACTGTAATGCCAACTTTGTTTGTGTTAGCAACTACACTTGCATTAGCTGAAACTAATGCTTCTGTATATCCAACCTTTGCGTTATTAGCTATTATTTCGTTGGCTTGTTGTGTTGTAATACCTACTTTATTATTATTAGTAACAATATCACTTGCTTGAGTAGTTGTAATACCAACTTTAGTAGTATTCGCTATTATTTCGTTGACTTGAGTAGTTGTAATACCTACTTTTGCAGTGTTAGCAACCACATCTGTATTTGCTGAAACTAAAGCATCGGTGTAACCTACCTTTAAAGTGTTTGTATTTATTTCAGAAATTTGAGATGCAGAAATACCATTCTTTAAATTGTTTGCTTCTATATCACTTGCTTGTGAAGAAGTGATTCCAACCTTACTATTATTGGCAACAATATCATTTGATTGTTGTGTAGTTATGCTTACTTTAGAATTATTTGCTATTATTTCGTTGGCTTGTTGTGTAGTGATTCCAACTTTATTATTATTTGTTAAAATATCAGATACTTGTTGAGATGTAATTCCAACCTTTGCAATATTTGCTACAACATCAGAGTTTGCAGAAACAAGTGCATCAGTATAACCAACCTTTGAATTATTTGTAATTATATCATTAGCTTGTACACTTGTAATTCCTGTTTTTGTAGTGTTATTTACAATTGCATTTGCCTGACTTGAAGTAATACCAATCTTTGAGTTATTAACTAAAATATCAGATGCTTGTTGAGTTGTAATTCCTACTTTATCGTTGTTTGAAACTATATCACTTTCTTGTACACTTGTAATTCCTACTTTTAGCGTGTTTAAAGCAACTGCTGAATTATTAGATACTAAATTAGGTAAATTTGTAAGCGTTGGATAAAATGAATTGTAATCAGCTTCATTTGCTAAAATATTGCCTATTCTACCAAATACAGTTTTTACATCATCAGTATTATCTATTTTTTCCCAAGCAATACCATTTGAAATAACCCAATCTCCAATTTCATAAGAAACACTTAAATAAGTTCCAGCTACATTTGTAATATAATAATCACCATTTACAGTAGTTGGGTCTGATAATGTTGGATTGTTAGTATTAGCATCCCAAGTTCCAATATATGAAGATTGACCAATAACAGAAGATGGTAAATATAATTCTAAAATCTTTCCATTTGCACCTAAAGGTACATATCCACTTGCCTGACCTTTATTAGATAAAAATTCAGCAGTACTATTTATAGTATTTATACTACTTGAATTGTCAGATATTGCAGTTGTTTGTGTTGGTGTAATTCCAACCTTTGAGTTATTAGATATAATATTACTTGATTGTTCAGTAGTAATTCCAATCTTATCGTTGTTGGTAACAATATCACGCGCTTGTTGAACTGTAATTTCAACCTTACTATTATTTGTAGCAATATCGCTTACTTGTTGTGCAGTAATACCTATTTTAGCAGTATTATTAACCACATCTGTATTAGCTGAAACCAATGCATCAGTATAACCAACCTTTTGAGTATTTGCAATAATTTGGTTTGCTTGGTTGACAGTTATACCATCACTTGTAACTTCAACAGTTATATCTTGTGGATAATCTTCTACTTGAACAGTTATTTCTTGTGGGTAATCTTCAACTATTATAGTAATATTATCCATTTGTTATATCTTGTATTACTTTTATCGTTCCTTGTATATATGTTCTAATAATTCCATTTGAAAAAGTAATTTGAACATCAAAGTAGTAAATATCTGGAGACCAATCAATAATAAAACTATCTATTGAGAAAACTCCATTTACTGCATTATCTATTGTAATACCGTTTCCATTTGTAATTTCTTTTTGAATACCTCCTATCTTTGAGTCGTATCTAAATTGAATTTTAATAGCAACACCAGTTAAATTAATAGCAGAACTATCTTCTGTATTTAAAAGAGTAAATTGCACTCCATCATAGGTATCTCCCTTATATTGGTTATCTATTTGAACAATTGATGCTACACTCATTTTTGTATTATTTTTGTTTATTACTTTTTTCTTTTTTAGTTAGATACTTTTCCAACTTAACAACGTTTACTGCTTTCGGTTTATATCCTTTCATTATATTACCCAATTTGATCCGCCTACATTTTTAGTTGGATATACATCTGAATCTACATTTTGATTGTATTCTGGAAACTTTGAAGTATCAAAGCAAATAAAATCTACAAATCTTCTTGTGTAATGTTCTGCAAATTCTCTTTCCTTTTGTACTAAAAAATCTACTTCATCTTTAGAAGCAGTTTCAGAGTTTTCAGAAGAATGTTTAAATATTCCGCCAGACTTAACTTGATATGCTGCAAATGGTAAATAATCAACCATTGCATAGTGTATTAACATAGGTTGTATATATTCTGTAACTAACGTTAAATAATCGCCAGTTAAAGTATCAGCTATAATATCAGCAGATATTTTATCATATAATTTGCTTCCTAAATAGTTTTGTATGTGTATCTCTTGTGATATTNTCACATATTGTATAAACAAATCAGTATCAACATTACCATCTATGATAGTGTTCTTTACTAAATCCGTTCTACTTATAAATAATGCAGTTGCCATATCTTATCTTTTCTTTACAAATCCGTTATTAGGCATATCTGTTGGTCTTTTTGCAACCTCTTTAGCGTTTACCTCTGGTTTAAACCCCTCTTTTTTAGCCTTATTTACACTTACTTCTGAATTTGGGTTTTTAGCATCAGCAGTTCCGCCTTTTCTTTTTGACCTATAAGTCTTTCGCATCCAAAAATGGTGGCAATCTCCTCCGCCTT